GTTCTATTTAAATCAACTTGATTTCTACTATTAATAGAAGAAGGTTTTGGTAGAATTAATATATCTTTATAATCATAATATTTTTCTAATGAATCAAACTTATTCATAGTATAATTAAATTTAGAATAAATTTTTAAATTCTTTTATTTTATTATAAATACATATATTAATATAATGGCTAGACAATTATATAAAGAAGATATTGATAAATATAAAGATTCTACATTTTGTGTTCCAAGAAGCGCACGTCAATATATAGATGTAAATACTAATACTATTGATCTTGGAAAATGGAGTCAAGAAAATCCAGACAGTTTTAATGAATGGAGTGCGAATTCAGTTAAATGTAGTGGAGAGTTTTATAATGGAGATAGAGAAGGATGTTGTTATAATGAAAATGAAAATACAGAGTGTCAAACAACAAATAATTCAACAGGTTTAAAATTTTTAAGTGATAATGGTTCAATAGGAAATTTTTGTCATAAAGAAGAAGTTCAAACTTTATATAATACCTTATTTGATGATCCAAATAATATTACAAAATTTTTTAAATTAATAGTTGTTTCAATATTGTCATTATTAATAACGGCAATAATTGGAACTTGTTATGAATTTTGGTTACGTTATGGTAATTCAATAGAATGTATATATTATAAAAGTAAATGTGCAAATATTGGAAAATCAGATAAAATTAGTATTGTTGATTATATGTTTCCAAATAATATTTGTTATTATCCATATCAGTCTTGTACTCAAAGTAAAACTATTCAAACTGGTGGTAATAAAAGTGAAGGAATAATTAGTAATTTTGCTTCATATGAACATGCTGGGGCAAAATGCATAACATTATCATATGATACTTCAATATATGGTGAAAAACCTATACCATATAACATAGCTGATTATGCAGCAAATAATATTAAAAGTGAATTTGTATTAATATTAGCAAAAACAATAAGTTTCTTTTTCTTATTTCCAATATTATCAGCGAGAATTGTATTAAATGCAATTTTTAGTAAATTATCATTGAGTTATCAAAAAATAATTAAATTTAATCCATTTTTAAGCAATATGGTATTTTTATTTTTAACTGGGTTGATATGGCCTATTTTTACATTTTTAACCAAATCAAATACTTTCTTATTTGGTCCTGGATTTATTCTAGGTGGAGTGATTGGATTAGCAAGTACTATTGCAATGTTTGGTTTTATAATAACTCCATTAGCAACAATTTTCCCTAGAAAATTCTATGGACCGATATTAGATAGATGTAATATACCAACAAATTATTATAGAATATTTAGACCAGAATTATTTTATTCATTAAAAGATATGAAATTAAATGCAAAAGTATTAAATATACTAAGAAATATATTTTTATTTTTCCCATTAATATTTTTAACAATATTTCATATGATTATTGGTTTCTCTATGGTAATAATTGCAATGATATATCTAATTATAAGTATAACATTTAATTTTATTTATATACCATTAAGCAATCCATTAGAATGTTTCAGTATATTAAAGAGTCATGCAGATTTATTAACAATATTATTTTGTATAGGAGTAATTGGTTCAGCTGCAAATTCATTAAGTCCTATAACAACCGGTGTAATGTCTATGATTTTAGTTATAATTATAGTTTATAAAGCTTTTAAAGGAATGAAAACTAGTATTTAATTATATTTATAAAAAATTATATAAATATAATTATTGTTAAAAATATATTATGGGAAAAAATAAAAAAACCAAAGATAAAAGTGACTTACCTTTTATTAGTGTATGCACACCAACATTTAATAGACGTCCATTTTGGAATATGTGTATTAAGAATTTTTTGAATCAAGATTATCCACTAGATAAAATGGAATGGATTATTATTGATGATGGAACAGATCCAATTGAGGATTTGGTAATAAATATTCCCAACGTAAAATACTTTAAATATGATACAAAGATGCCGTTAGGTAAAAAAAGAAATATTATGCATGACAAATCATCAGGAGATATTATAGTATATATGGATGATGATGATTATTATCCAAGAGAAAGAGTTTCACATGCAGTAAATATGTTAGTAAGTCATCCCAATGCATTATGTGCTGGAGCAAGTGAAATTTATATATGGTTTAAACATATTCAAAAAATGTGGCAATTTGGCCCATATAGTGCTAATCATGCAACTGCTGGAACATTTGCATTTAAAAGAGAATTATTAAAAGATCATCGTTATGAAGAACATGCAGCATTAGCAGAAGAGAAAGCATTTTTAAAGAATTATACAGTTCCATTTGTCCAATTAGAACCAAAAAAAACTATTTTAGTATTTTCACATATACATAATACATTTGATAAAAAAAAATTATTAGAAAATGGACAAAATCAATTTCAAAAAGAATGTAATAGAACAGTTGATGAATTTATAAAAGAAACAGAAATGAAAGAATTTTATATGAATACAATTGATAAATTATTACAAAATTATGATGCAGGAGATCCAAAAAATAAACCTGATGTATTAAAACAAATTAAAGAAATAGAAGAAGATAGAAGAAAAATGGCAATGGAACATCAGAAAAGACAAAAAGAACAAGGTGAAGGTAAAATAGTTTTAAATCAAAATGGACAAAATATAGAGTTAAATAATCAACAAATAGTTCAAATTATGCAGAAACAACAAGAGCAATTAAAAGAATTTTCAAAACTTTTAATAGAAAAAGATGAAAAAATAAAACAATTAGAAGATGTAATTAATAATAAAAGTAAGGAAAATATAACAAAAGTTGATAATTTCTTGTCTGATACACAGTTTCAGTCAAGTATCTTAATGAAAGATGAAAATAATTTCAGTAATATAAATTCAAAATTAGATAAATTAATTAAATTAGTAGAAAATTCTAAAAATGAAAACATAAAATTAGAAATTAATTAATATTTTAAATTATATTATATACACTTATTATAATATATAATATGATTTTATCTTATAATTGTGCACCAACATTAATTTTCATTGGTTTTTCATTGATACAAATTTTTATTGATTTATATAAAGGTGTTATAAATGATGCATTTATAAAATTTATAGTTATGGTTATTTTTTCAGTAATATTAAATATTTTATGTGATTTAGGATATAAGGTTATTGCTTGGTTTTTAGTATTTATTCCAATTATTATGATGACATTAATTTCTACTTTATTGTTAAAAGTATTTGGTACAGATCCAGATGAAAAAAATTTAAGAGATCAATTAAAATTACGAGGAAAAGATATTTCAGATAACTATGTTGATAATTCAAATAATTATTTAGGTGGTGCTAATTTATTAAATCAACAAAAATATGCCTATTTTTATGATCGGTATAATGCAGTAGAGAGAATTGATAGAAATAGTCACAGACGTGAATTTTATGATAAAGTAGAAGACGTCTACAATTTAAATAGTCCTGTAAATGATTTATATGATTTATCTAATAATCCAATTAAATATAGTATAGTTGATAGATTAGTAAATATTTTTGGAGAGAATTTCTTTATACAAAAAGTTTCTTCATTTTTAAATATAAATTATCCATTTTATAATGCAAATTATAATATAGGAAGATATAGTAATGAACCTAGTATCAGAAAATTATCTAATAATACTGATTTTGAATCTTATGAAAAGAAATATAATGAAACTTATTTATTAGATGGACAATTATTATTTAGAATTTATAAATATAAAAAAACAAAAGAAAAATATCCTACTTATTCAGAAATATCAATAAATAGAATAATAGATAATGAATGGAATAATTTAACTCCTGAACAACAACTTAGATGGAATAACAATGCCGAAAAGAGACATGAATAAAAAATAAATAAAAAAACATATAATTAAACAATATTAAATATATTATTTAAATAATAATAATAATAATAATGCATGATTTAAATAATAATTGGACATTATGGCTACATTTACCATATGATACTGATTGGAGTATAAATAGTTATAAAAAAGTATCATCATTTCATACATTGGAACATTGTATTACATTAATTGAAGGTATTAATAAAGAAATAGTTGAAAAATGTATGTTATTTATTATGAAAAATAATATTAAACCAATATGGGAAGATCCAGAGAATAGTAAAGGAGGGTGTATTTCATATAAAATAACAACAGAATATGTTTATGATGTATGGAAAAAATTAAATTATTATTTAATTGGCGAAACTTTAATAAATGATAAAACTATATTAGATAATATTAATGGAATATCAATTAGTCCAAAGAAAAATTTTTGTATTATAAAATTATGGATTGCAAATACCGATGAATTAAAAAAAAATGAAATATATAATGAATTAACTAGTCCAAATTTAGAAAATGAAAAAACAGATCCTTTTAAAATTGATATTTTATGTAATATTGAGAAACAACATTGTTTATATAAACAACATGAAATTCTTTATTAATTATAAAAAATCTACTACTATATATAATATGATTAATTTTGAATCTTTAACTGGGTTTTCACAAATAGTTAGTAAATTATCTATATTTTTATTTATTATTGCTGGAAACTATGTAGGAGATATTTATTCTTGTGGTATAAGAAATTTTATGAAAGAATATATGTTCGTTAAACACATTATTGGATTTTTCATTATGTTATTTTTTGTAGGATTAGTTCAAGATAAATTAAATATAACTGAGAGAATATATCAAAGTGTTATTTTATATTTTTGGTTTATTTTTATTATGAGAGCACCTACAATTATAACTATGAGTGCAATATTTTTAATTGGTTTAATTTATATAATTGATTTATATATTAGTGATTTAAAATTAAAATTAGAAGAAAATAAAGAAATTAATGAAAAAAATAATAAATTAATTGAACAATATACAAATATTAACAATTTCTTATTTGTTATTAGTTTCTTAATCAGTATTATAGGAACTACTATTTATATTTATATTTTAAAAAGAAATTTAGGTAAAAAATTCAATATTATTAATTTTTTACTTGGTACAAGAGATCAAGAATGCTTTACAAAAGATATTTTAAAGAAATTTAAGGATAATCCATTATTTTATGATATTCAGAAAGCACGAAAAAGTATTGTTATTTAAAATTAGACATCTCTAATCTTTTACATGCCAAATAAGATCTTAAATTATAATGATTATAAAATCCTGCTAATAAAGCTGCATTATAAATTGATCCATCAATTCTAATTTTTTTTTCAAAGCATGACAAACCTACTATATTTAAAAATAAATTTATAGTAGTTATATCATTCATTGCAACTGCATATAGAAACGGGGTATATCCATCATTATCTTTTACATCAATATCACATTTATTTTGTAACAAATTTGATATTGTTGTATAATCTTTATTATGAACTGCATCGCATATTGATGTAAGAAGATAATTAGTATTTGATTTGTTCAAAAATGATTGAAATAATGATATAATATGATTATTACAAAATTCTAATGCATATGTGTATGGTGTATATCCAATATTATTTTTAATATTTATCTCAATATTGTCATACTTTAACAAAATTTTAATAATATTTAAATCTTTATTTATAACAGCATACATTAAGGCATTATTTTCAATATTATTTTTTATATTCAAATCAATATTAACACAATTTAATAATTTTTCAACAACACTTAATTCTTTATTTTTAACAGCATAAATCAACGCAGTATCTCCTATATTATTTTGAATATTTATATCTATATTAGAATTATATAAAAGTTTATTTATAATAGTAAAATTTTTATTTTTTATAGCACATATTAGAGGCGTATCCCCTAATCCATTTTTTATATTTATTAAATCCATAGTATTATTTTAATATATAATATTAGATAGTTTGATTTATTTTATCAATTTTTTTTATAACTAACAAACATTAGAGTTTCTTTTATAAATATCATATTCCATTTATATATTAAAATTAAATATATAAATGGTAAATTAATTACAGGAACTAGGAGGTAATGGAGCTAAACATAATCTAATTTCTCCTAATGATGCAACATTATATTTAACTATTAATGGACGATTATTTTCCAAAAATATCTCAATTTGATTACATAAATTAGTACATTTAATAAAATATACTAAATTTTTTAGAGAAAACTCTCCTTGGACAATTGAATCACTTGTTAATTTTTGAAGAAACTGCATAGAACCTTGCGTTTCTGTTCTTCTAATTTCTGCTTTAGCATATTGACCGGAACATTTAAAAATTAATTCATCTCCAACTGATTTAATTTCTAATTTTTCTGAAATATTAGCCAAATCTCTCACAATCTTCTGAAAATCTGATGAAGGCATATTTATAATTGATGAAAATTTCACATCAGGTATTTCAAGTTCATCTTGATCAGGCTCAATTAAACGTAATTTTTGAATTTTAGATTGTTTAATATCGCCATTTTCAAATTTAAGACCTAATTCAGTAACAACACCATCAATATAATCATCATTTTCAATATAAATAGTTAAAGTATCATCATTATCAATAGATGTAATAAGTTTAAATAAATGAAACATATTAACGCCAACAATAATTTTATCATGTTTGCATTCATAAAATTCAAAATTACAAGCTTTTAAAGCTAAATGAACTAATATTGTATGTGTTTTATCCATATTAATAATTCTTATACCTTCTTTTGTAAATACAATATTTGTATCCAATAATATATCTTTTAAAGCAGTCATTAAAATTCTAAATGGAGCAATTTGAACAGTTTTTATTGTTAATACATTATTAATATTTGTTTCATTATTATCTAATGATAGATTAGTTATTTTATTTTCTAATGACATTTATAATAGAATATTTATTAATAAGCTTTAAATAGTTATATAAATTTATAATTATATAATTAATGTAAAATTATTTTTAAACAATTAACAATATATTTCATTTATGAAAACTGTGTTAGTAAATTATTATATAATAAAGTAATAAGGTATATATAAATTAATAAAATATAACATTCATCATCTCAATTGTAATAGAGTTTTTATTAGATTTAACACCAAAAAAAATTATATATAAGTTGTTCCTTCTTACATATGATTTTTTATATTTACCAAACATATTATAGAGTAATATTTAAAATTATTGGACAATGATCCGAACCTAATATTTCATTTTCAATTGTTTGACTAATATTTTTATCACTTTCAAATAAGTTTTTTGATACTAAGAAATAATCAATACCCCAACCATTATCACTCTTTCGCTGCCCTTTCATAAAATTTGACCAATATGTTGATCTGTGTTTTGTAGGATTTAAACTTCTAAATACATCCACTAAATTTAAACTTTCTGTCATAAATGCAAAATCTATTCTTTCAAAATCAAAGAATCCTGCAACTTTATTTTTTTTTAATTTTGGGTTACTTATATCAATATCCAAATGTGCAACATTCATATCGCCACATATTATTACATTTTTTCCTTCTCTTTCAAATTCTGAAATATAAGTTATAAATTTATTATTCCATTGTTCTCTAAATTTAAATCTATCAGAATCTAATTTTTGAGAATTTGGAACATATACATTTACCAAAATAAACTTCTCAAATTCTACAGCAACAATCCTTCCTTCTAAATCAAATTCAGGTGTAGGCAGCGCTGTTATGGGTGGACTATTACACCAAATAGTTGTTCCACTTAAACCTTTTCTTTGACTTGTTCCATCTGTTGAATTCCAAAAACGATATGGATATCTAATTTCAATTTCACTAGGTAAAGTTACCTCATTTTCAGTGCATTTAGTTTCTTGCAAACAAACTATATCATAATAATTATAATCTTTACTTTCACTTATTTCACTAAATAATGCTGTCATTAAACTATTATTTTTTGTTTCACTTGATTTAAGTCTGGCACGCAATCCAGCAACATTCCAACTGAAAATTTTCATAATAATTGATAATAATATTATTACTAATATATCTTTAATATTATTATCAATTTTTTTTAAATATGTATTGGTAATGATATAGCATTTAGTATACTATTATCTATTTTATCATGCAAAATATGTGTATGAATAAATAACATTATTAAATATCGCACAAATGATTTAGCTAGAAAGTTTTGTATTTCTTTTAATTTATTTTTTTTTAAAATATTATTTGAAAAATAGCCTACTATAAATGAAAATATTGTTATTTCTTCCAAACTGTATTTGTCATAATTTATTTCAACTACTGTATCTTTTAGTAAATTTCCCATTATTTTAATATTTTCTTTTAAAGATTTAATTAATTTGTAACTATTATCATTGTTTTCTTCTACTATAATTGGAACATTTACTGAAGACATAAAAATAGATGGTGTTTTTTTAATTTCTTTTTTATTATGTGACATTTTGGCTAAATTCCCAGGAGCACTTTTTACTCTTCTCATAAATCTATATTTTTAATATAATTTAATATTAATATTAATATCAATTTTTTAATTAATATCTATATTACATAATAGATATTAATCTCTCCCTACTCCGGATCGAACGGAGGACATTGTGATTGCCGCTGATATACAATTACAGTCACACGCTCTACCAACTGAGCTATAGAGAGATATAATTATTATTCTACATAAGATACAGATATCTGTATAATATATATTATAAAAAATCTTTATACTATTTTTTATAATATATATTATTAAATTTATAATTAAAAAAAAATATTATTTATAATACATTTATCTTTTTCTTTTTGTTTTTGATGATTTTGATTTAGATCTTGATTTTGTTTCTTTTTTAACATATCCAAATTTACCTTTTTTAGTAAAATATCCATATTGTTGAAGACGTTTTTCTTTTTTTGCTGTATTAAATTTTTGTTTCGATACAATACGACCACGTTTATTGTAGTGTAATTTATCTCTTGTTAAACCACCTTCTGTCATATATGCTGTTCCAGCCCATACTTGACGTCTAGCTCCTCTTAAAAATGAATATTTTTTACCTTTAATGTGATAAAATCCATCCGCTGATTTCATATGTTTTTTCATATTTTATAAATTAATGAGAGAAAATAATTTATTTATAATTTAAATTATTATTTTGCCTAAAAATTATCTAAATATTATCATAAATAATATATAAATGACTGACTATAATAAAATTATTACAACAGTTAATTCAATTACTCCAGATTATCAATTTATTCCTGACCTAAATAACACTATTGTAATTGATACATCTGAAAATAGAATTGGAATTAATACAATAACGCCTGATGAAAATATTCATGTTAGTGGAGGAACTATTAAAACACAAGATTTAATTGTTTTAGGAGATTTAAGTGTTAATAATTTTTCCAGTAATATTATCCCTCGCGATGATTTATCTTATAATATAGGAAGTATCAATTATCGATGGAATGATTTATTTATTGGTTCCGGAACCATATATATGGATAAAACTCGTATTTTAAGAATGGGTGATTATACTCGTCATGGTGCTAATGATATTTCTGCGCTTATAATTGATAACTCTGGTAAACATTTAGATATATCTGATATTAGACATATTAATATTGAAGGCGACGTATCTATTAACAACCACGTTGATATTTCAGACCAATTGACAGCATTAAGTGATGTATCTTTTATGAGTAAATTTTATGTAGAAGACGATACTTCATTCAATAATCATGTTGATATTAAAGAACAATTAACAGTATTTAGTGATGTATCTTTTATGAGTAAATTTGTAGTTATTGATGATTCTTCTTTTAATTCACACGTTGATGTTAGTGGTATTCTTCATGTTAAACAATCACTTACACCCGATGGATTAGTCACTACTGGAAGTAAAATTTATACTGTATATGAAAATAATTCCGCTGGAAATCCTACTACTCGCTTAATAATTGACCCATCTGGTGATGGAATTCCAGGCAGTGTTGCTGATCAAGGTGAAGTTGTTATTATGGGAAATTTAGATGTTAAAGGAACTACTACTTACATTAAATCTACCAATCTAGATATTAGTGATAATATTATTAGAATGAATGCTAATCATAGTTCTGTTACTGATGGTGGTATTTCCGTTAAAAATTCTTCTAATGTAAACAAATTATTTACTTATAATAATCAAGGTGATTATTGGAGCACCCATGACACAAATATTAATCTTGGGCCTAATGGTGGAGTTGTTACTTCAGGTTTTATGAATATTGATAATGTTAATATAGACGGAAATACTATTGATGTTGATAATGGTGACTTAATATTAAAATCTGATCCGGGACAAGTTGTTGTAGAAAATGTAACCATTGAGTCAAATACTATATCTACTAATTCTAATAAAGATTTAAATATTACTGCTGCTGGAGGAGATATATATACTCAAAATACTAATCTTGATTTAGGTACCGGGATTCTTACTGTAGATAGTGTTGTACATGCACATGTTCCCCGTGGTGCTATTATGATATGGTATAGTGCAAGTAATCCATCAACTGCGCCTATTGGATGGGCTATTTGTGATGGAACTAATGGAACTCCTAATTTATCTGGTAGATTTATTGTTTGTTCTGGAGCTTCTGAGACACATTACCAACCCGGACAATCTGGTGGAACAGATAACTATAGATTAAGTACATCACAAATTCCTTCACACAGTCATGGAAATACTTGTTCACATACAGATCCTCAACATACTCATGCAAATCAAATTTCACAAACAACTGTTACAATGCAAGGCGGCGTGGGTGGTGCAACAGATGGCTTTACTCAAGTTGGAGATAAACAACATTCTCACAATGGCACCTCTCATGGCGGCGGCACACATGCTGGCGCCACAGGAGGGTGGACTACATACGCAGATGTAGCACATACTCATCCAAATGAAGTATCCCAAACAGATGTGAATCATATTCATCCGGATGCCACATCAGCCCAAACAGTTGTGAATCATAATCATGGAGCAACTAGTAATTCATCACAAAGTACGATTACAGTGGGAAATACAAATCTGGACCATACACATACGATCGGACTACACAGCCATACCATCTCCCAACACACCCATCAGAGCACAGCCCATACACATTCTTGTGGGTCACATAACCATCAAACTTCAATCGGCAACCACAACCATAGTGGTAGTTTTGCTTTCGCTGCTTCATCAAGTGAAAAGAGTGATGGTACAAATTCTATTTTAACAGATGATCAAAATCAGGGAATGGTAAATACAAGTCAATTAAACCAGTTCCAAATGGCAATCTCCCAGGCGGGCGCGGGCACTTTTGGGTCGTCGACGGCGAATGTGAATGCGGGGTCAGGGGGAGGGGGGCAGCCCACTACAGTGGCATCTAACTCAGACCCTACCGGTCAGACCGCGGGAACAACAGGAGGCATGCAAGCCTCGCTGCATAACCATACATTAACTACTAATATGGTAACAAATACAAATATAGCTCAAACGTCAACAAATCATGGCCATAATGTAGCAATACCAAAATCAACAGATAACGCTCTAAATCATAATCATATAGTAACAATACAAAACGAGACGGAGCCACATAAGCATATTGTAGCGATGGATCAAATAGCACATGATCATGGAGTACAAATACAACAACACGACCATATAGTAACAATACAACAATCAGCATCTAACGCTCTAAATCATAATCATACTGTATCAATACAAGCAACTGGAGGCGGGCAGACTTTTGATAATAGACCGAGATGGTATAGTTTATTTTATATAATGAAACTATAAAAATATATATTTCTAAAAAATTATAAAATATATATTTACTTTTTCAGTAAAAAATTTTCTGAATTTTCATATAACCAACTATTTATCGTATATCTATATGTTCTATTTTTTAATTCCATAGTTAAATGAGGATGTGTCCAATATGGAGGAAAAACTATAATTTGTCCTTTTTTTAATTTAATTTTTATATCTTGTATTGGAAAATAAAATTCTCCACCTTCATAATCATCATTTAAACAAATTACTATACTTGCTATTCTAGTCTTATTAAAATCAGCAAGATTAGCAGAATCATAAATACCATCTTTATGAACTCTTGTTGGTCCAAATATTTTACGAAATTGAAATCCTGAATCTCCTTTAATATTTAAGTCATAATTTTTTTCCAAATATTCTTTAATATTATTAAATATTCTTGTTGTTTTATTTGTTATATCCTTAATTAAAGATTGATTTAAATACTCATTTAAATTATTCATTAAATCATTATTTTTAATTACAAATGTATTACAATTTACATTATTTCCAGGTTTCCAAACCATATTAGAATATGTATTATTACTAATAAAATTATCTATAATTTCTCTATAAAAATCACAATCATCATAATTTAAAATATTTTGATCTTCGATTATAAAAATATTATTACTAGTATCACGTTTAAATCTATTTATTAATGTTTCATTATGTTTAAATTTTTTACAAGAATCTTCAAATACTAAAAATTTAATTGTTTTAGTATAATCTAATTTAGATTCAATTATTACATTTTCTACATTATCAATATATAAAACTTGTTCAAATGTTGCACCATTAATAGTAATTGTTTCATTAGTAGAATTATTTAAAATAATTGCAAATTGACTATTTTTATCAATTGTTAAGTTTTTTGTTTCAAATTCATCTATTGTTACAAGTTTTAATCTTTCACTATGGACATTAATTTTTTCAGATATATAATCAATTATATCTTTTATTTTATCATCATCAATTAAATTATTTAATTTTTCTTTATCAAATGCAAACATTATTTAATTTAAATATAAATTTATTTTTAAGTTATTAATATTTAATATAACCAAGTATTCATAGTATACATATATGTTTTATTTAATAAATCATTAAAATAATGAGGATGAGTCCAATATGGAGGATAAACTAATATATCTCCTTTTTTCATTTTTATTATTCTATTTTGAAGTGGAAAACATATTTCTCCGCCTTCATAATCATCATTTAAGCAAATTATAATACTTAAAAATCTTTCTTTTGTATCTTTAATAGATTCATGTAGTCCATCAAAAAATGGAATAGATTCTCCATAAATTTTACTAAATTGATAACCTGTATCGCCTTTCATATTATCTAATATTGGTATTTTATTTTCTTTTTTTAAATGAGAAATTAATTTTTTAATAACATTAAATAGTAAATTATCTATTTCTTTATTTAAAATTTTATTTGGATTATTTTTTGAAATTATATAAGATAATGATTGTGTATTGCTGTCGTGGATCCAAGATATATTATTAATATATTGATTTTCAATATTATTATCAATAAATCTAGTAATTAAATCACAATCATGATTAGTAAATATTTTTGTATCATTAATGAGAAATATATTATCACAGCATAAATATTTATTTTTATCTTCTATTGATTTTTTTATACTAAATTTTTCTATTAGTATATATTTTATATCACTATAAGTTAAATCAGTATCAATTTCTATATTTGAATTGCTATCTATTATTAATACTTCATCAAACTTTATATTATTAATAGATATTTCATCATGTATAGAATTATTTAATAGTATGATAAAATGATTTAGTATATCTATTTTTAATTGTTTATTTTGAAATATATCAATTTTTTTAATTGATAATTTTTCTTGTTGTAAATTATATTCATTTGAAATATATTGCATTAATTCACTTATTTTATTTTTATTTATATATTCATTTAATAATTGTCTATTCATTTAGTTAATATCTTATTTTTTTTTTAAGTAATTAAATATAATATTATATATATAATGGCATTTACAAGATTTCACGATGATCCGTGTAGAATACAAAAATATTTAGATGAAACTACATACGTTGGAAATTATGAAATTAATGTTCCTGGTAATGGTGACAAACCTATATTTTTTAATGATCCACATTTACGTATGCAAAAATGGGGAGCAAATTTATCTCAAAATAAAACAGAATTAGAAAGTGATTTAAAAGGAATTACTAGAAAATTAAATAGTGATTCTATAGAACAAAATAATTATCTAGATTATAATAATAATAATAATTTATATAATCCTAATATTTATCCTCTTCAAAATAATGAAATTACACATCAACCTAGAGCAACAAATCCTGCATGGGAATTAAGAGAAATTGATTCTATTAATACACCTAACAATTTTAAATATTTATTATTAGATCCACAAAAGCACGTATGCATACCTTTCCATAATAATATATCCTCAAGAATTATAGAAAAAGATTATTATTCTTTAAATACTAATTATAAAAATTAATTTTTAGATAAATAAATGATATATTTATTAGAAAAAATATAATAAATATATTATTTATTATTATATTATTTATTATTATATAATGGCCGCAATTGCTATTCCAATAGTAGTATTAGGAAGTCTATATATATTATCTGAACAAGAAAAGAAAAAAGAAAATTTTCAAGAACAAGTGCAAGAAGAACATCAAAAAGAAGAATTTTTAAGTGGTAAAAAAAAAGAAGGTTTCTCTAATTATCAAATGCAAAAACTTAATAATTTTGATAATTCAATTACTCAGTCTGTAGATAGTTATAATAATTCTAATCAACACACAGATAAATTTTTTGTTCCACCATCTAATAAATCCAAGAATGAAATTACTCTTATGAATGGACAAGTTGTTAATCCTGATACATTTAAACATAATAACATGCAACCTTATTTTGGTGCAAAAATTAGAGGTGCTACTTCTGATTTTAATAATACTGAATCAATTTTAGATTTAAAACAAGGATGTGGTAGTCAAATATTTAGTAAAAGTGAACAAGCTCCACTTTTTAAACCAGGTGAAAATACAAATATGTCATATGGAACTGCAAGTAATACAAATTTTATACAATCAAGAATGAATGAATCAATGAAAATGAATAATGTTACTTTATGGGAACCACAAAGAGTTGGACCTGGATTAAATTTAGGATATGGTTCACAAGATAAAAACGGATTTAATAATGGAGGTACCGAAGGAAGTGGGGGTTTTAATGCTGGTATGGTTTCTAGAGATACTTGGATGCCTAAAAGTGTAAATGATTTAAGAGTTGAAACAAATCCTAAACAAACATTTGATTTAAATGGACATCAAGGACCTGCAAATTCTATAATTAAAATGCAAGGAGATAATAATAAAATTGGTAAAATAGAAAAACATAATCCTGATAAATTTTATGAATCCGGTCCTACTAGATGGTTTACTACTACTGGTTCTGAAACTGCTCCCCCAATTAGAAGCACACAAGTAATTCCTATGGAAAATAGAATTGATACTACTAGAGAATATTATGGTGCTGGTAGCCATGCATTATCTGGAAATGCAACATATACTGATGTAAATTATGAAGAATCTAAAAAACAAAATCTTAGTGGACTACCTATTTCAAATGCATCAGCTAAAGGGCAAAATTTTGCAAATCCTAATGATTATGCCGTGAAAAGTTATAAATTATTACCCAATAATAGAACAACTGATCAACATATGCCTGAAATGGGAGGGGTTTATGGTATGGCTAAAGCTGTAATTGCACCACTTTTAGATATTTTACAACCAACTAGAAAAGAAAATGCAATTGGTAATTTAAGACAATCAGGCAATGTTAATGGGGGAGCTAGAACAGGTCATATGTATAATGAATATGATAAAACTAAAACTACTAATAGAGAAATGACAACTGGTAAAATTGATATGAATTATGTAAATGTTCAAGGTCAAAATCATAGAACTGGTTATCAATCTACTCAATATCAACCTGTTCAAAATCAACGTGATACTACTAATCAAGAATATATAGGTCAAGGTATAAGAGGTGGAAGTGGATTAAGACCATATAATGCTGCATATGCTCAAAATAATAATGTTAATAAAACTTATGAAAATCGTCCAAATCAAGGAGCCATGAGTTTATTTAATAATCAAAATAATATTTCAATGAATAGAGATGAAAACATATTAAAAAATGATAGAAAAGATTTTCCTACAGGTGGCCCTAATCTAATTCCATCTGCTGAATTTTTAGGTGAAATGAATGGACCAGCTGGTTATGATATGCAATTTAATTCTAATAGAATGGATGCAAATTTATTATCAGCATTTAAAAACAATCCTTACACACAATCTCTCAACTCTAGTGCTTAAATCTAAAAATTATAATAATATATTTT